TATATGTTTTTGTGCCACCATAAAACGCATAATATGAACCGTTTACAAGTGATAAATTCTGATATGACAATGATATGCTTATCTCAGCGGTTGCGGTTCCGTTCATTGTGACCCCGTCCGCTGACATTGTAAATGTGACCCCTGATTTTGTCTGCGATGCGCTTGTATACGGATAAGGGAGGTGATTAACATATCCACCAGCCGGCCATGGCCGACCATATCCATTCAAGTTCTGCGTTGATTCAAATGTCACTTCAGCTTTTAAGACATTCGACACGGCCGGCGTATCAACATTGATTTGTGTTCCGTTATATGTTGATGTTAGTCCGCCTGACGGATTACTTATTGTTATTTTGTCGTAAATCGTACTCATCCAAGCTGCCTCTTATATGTGTCATACATCTTGACGGTTTCCTCACCCATCTTCGGACCAGATGGATACAAGTAAATCGGGATAACGATATTCTGGCCATCGCCAGACTGACCAGCCATAACTGTTGCCATACCACTGACAATCGAATCACTGACTGAATCGGCGCGGCCCCAAAATGAATCCGCGTTGTTTGCACCGATACTGACATCTCCAGCAAACGCCGGTTGTAATCCGCCTGTTATGTCATTCATTGCGGACAATACGCCGCTTCCAAGATGTGTTGTGGCTCTGGTAACCAAACCTTCCGCGCTGCGGATACCTCCGGCAAGACCCTGATCGAGCATCTTACCGACCCATGCCATCTCTTTTGATGGAGATGAGATTCCGAAGAAGTCTTTGATGCCATCCCAAATCCCACCGAGAAAACCGCTGATTTTATCCCACAGCCAATCCCCAGCTCCTTTGATGCCGTTCCATAATCCCTTGATTAGATCGAATCCGACGTCAGCTAAAATATCGAAGCCCTTACCAAATGCCTCTACAATCGAATCGAGAATTTTCGGAATAGCCTTGACGATCTCTTCGATGATCTTCGGGAGATTCTCGACCAGCGCAATGAACAACTCAACTCCGGCATTAATGATCAGATCGATATTATCCGCAAGAGTACCGATGATCGCATCTAAAATTTGCGGAAGTGCATCAACAATCGTATCGATAATTACTGGCAGATTTTCAATCAGCGCTGTGAACAACGTAATACCCGCATCGATGATAAGCGGTAAATTATCCACAATCGCTGTTATGATTGCGTCAAGAATCGGCGGCAACGCCTCAACAATCGTATCGATGATCAGCGGTAATGCCTCGACAAGTGCAGTAAACAATGTGATTCCTGCTTCTACCAACGGCGGCAAGATGACCGGAATCAGCTGTACGATTGCATCAATGATCTGCGGAAGAACCGCAAGGATCTGTTCGATAATCTGCGGAAGCGCATCCACTAACGCAGTAAATAACGTGATACCGACCTGAATCATCTGCGGAAGGATTATCGGAATGTACTGCACAATCGCAGTAATGATCTGATTGATCGCATCGATAATAATTGGCATTGACGCAATCAAAACATTGACGATCGTTGTCAAAAATGTTCCGATCATCGAAATAAATGTCGGGATCTGCGCAAGGATGCCTTGAGCGATCTGTATAACAAAATTCAAGATATCCTGAATTATTGCCGGACCGTTTGTCTCGAAGCTTGCCATCAGCATTGTAAAAAGGTTAATAAAAGCTTCTCGGATCAACGGCAAACCTTCTTGGATAGCGGTCACGATTTGCGGAATAACAGTTGATAATGTACTAATTAATCCTGGAATCCCCTCACTGATGATTGTTGCAATGACTTGCGGAAGTGCGCTGATGACGTTCACAATCATCGGAATGAGGTTCTTATTCAGGAACACACCGACGGATTTGACCAGTTCGTTTAGCGGTTGCTGAATATCCTCTCCCAGTGCAAGCGCTCCGAGTAAGTTCTTCGCATTCGCTTTCATAGCGTTAAACGACCCCTCGAATGTCTCGGATGCTTCCTGCGCTGCAACGCCTGTCAGTCCAAGCTCACCCTGAATAACATGGATCGCATCATACACATCACCGAGATTATTGATGTCATAATGGACACCTGAAATCTTCTCGGCATCAGCAAGAAGCCGCTCCATCTCGGTTTTAGTACCACCATAACCAAGCTTTAAGTTGTCGAGCATGGTATAGTTCTGCTTCGCGAATCCCTGATATGCATTCTGAATGCTCTCGATCGGAGTGCCCATCTTTGCAGCATTATCGGTCATATCCATGATCGCAGTATTGGCCGCCTCGACTGCTTTTGTGGTATCACCGCCGAATGCTTGCTTTAAGGACGCACCGAAACTAACAGCTTGCTCCGCGTAATCATTCGCGGAAATACCGGCCTTTGCCGCTTCCTTCGCATATTGCTTCGCAGTTTCCGCAGCATCGCCGTAAATCGTTTCAAGACCGCCATATGATTGTTGGAGCTTTCCGCCTTCTTCGACCGCGCTCTTTATTGTTCCGACTACTGCCGCACCGATACCGGCAGCAACGATAGCTTTCTTTATACCGCTGGCAATACTTGATCCGGCTTTCTCTCCGGCTTCTTGACTGCCTGGAGTGATCAGATCGCCGATCTTCTTCGATATGCCCGTTGCTTTCGGGACTATTTGAACATATGCTTGACCTAAATCAGACATCTCTTAAAAACCTTTTCCGTGCTTCTTCGAATTCTTCAATCGATGAGAATCCTGTTGATCTCTCTGGTAGCTTGTCTGTCATGAGTTCCCTGTACAATGTCGGCTTCTTCTTAGAGCCTGAGAGCGATGTCAAGATCAATGACAACGCATCCGCAACATGTACATTCAGGAATGTCGGAGCAACTCTACGCATCCCAGCAAGCTTCATTTTGATTCGAGAATCGTCATGTAAACCAGCTGCAAGTGTTGCTAACGTCATGACCGGGAGCGATCTGTAATCCAGCACGTTATATGTCTCAGCCAAATCACAGATCACCGCATCCCGATCGATCCCAAGCATGACAGCAAGCGTTATCAGTTTTTTGTCTCTTTTTCCGAACTTATGGCATTAAAGATATCTTTGATTTCTTCGCTGACATCCTCGACCATGACACGGCCTTTGCTGTTGCGTACATGATCATAGAGCTTCTTCTTTTGCTCTTTGCCGAGAATATGCTCGATCATCTTCGGCAGCAGTAATCCATTTTCTTCGGCATCTGCTGCCAATTCGATAAACTCCATGTCTTTTACTGCGTCCGGATCAATAGAAAACTTAAACCCTGTCTGCGTTGTGCCTTTTATCATTGTTATGCTCCTTTGCTAATAATTACTCATCTCACTGCTCGACAATGTACTCTTTGTGAGTGTCCTCATCGTTTGTATCAGGCCATCCACCCGGATAAGCAGAAATAGTCAGCGGATAACCAATAACCGTATCATCTTTGTACTCAATGTCGCCGACTTCAGTGACCTGACCCTGCGGAATAACAATTCTCTTTAATTTATCGCCAAGAACCATATCGACAACCCATGATGCCACCGGAAGAACTTTAGAATTCGCCTTGATGGTCAGCCCTGCAGCAAGTGTGCCGGATACGTTGGTATCGCCATATGTAGCCTTCAAGACATCTTCATTCATGGCTTCGATAAATGTGGCTGTGAATGTGTCGGGCTTCTCCGTCTGAAGATTTGCGACAACATCGCCGCCCCATGCTTTGATTGATTCGCTCTCCGCTGTGTTGGAATTGACAAGACCGTCCTCAGATACATATCCAAGATTCTTGAATGCTTCGTTGAGCGCAGTTGTTGCATCTGTTGGTAATGCCGTGCCAAGCGGAGCGCGATAAATAGCACCACCAATCTTCGGCTTTCCGGTGCTTACATTCGCCTGTGTACTCATGTTTTATACCTCCAAATAAGTGATCACATAAACACATTGATATCGATATTTCTTTTGCGTTGTGTCGGTGAAGTTATAATCACTATTCAGCCGGCACGCGCTGATTGTGTTTAATTCGATCATGTCATCTAATGCCGCTTTGACTTCTTCGTTTAACTTTGCCGCATCGACAAGTGACTCCGCGTATGATTGAGCGGCAATAGTTGCCGTTTCCAACCTGTTCTCGCGTGACGAACCTGTTTTCTCCAGAACGACAAGCCGCTTCGGCGGATTCGCTGGAACTTCCATTCTGACCGGAACTTGCAGCTTATTATTCAAATAGTTCAAAACGGTTGTTTCAATCATTGTGTTGCTCCTTACTTCATCGACAGCCCGACAGATCCGAGTGCCTTCAGAAGTGTATTATTCTCATAGTTATCGTGCGCGGCCTTCCGTGAGTTCGGATAGATATTTTCAACCGCGACAAAATTAAGCTTGTATGTCTTGTGGTCATAATCGCTGCCAGCCGCATTCGCGACCGCTTCACCAGCGCGGGCAAGATGAGATTGCATCTCCGGTGATTTCATGAGTTCATTTAGTCCAGGAAGATTAAGCTTAAATACATTAGCCATATCTCTCGACCTTGACCTTCTTATTCCACGCAAGCGGGATCAGCGATTCAATGCCCTGTGTTGGTTCACCGTATGTTCTGAATGTTT